GCCGGCGTTGTTGAAGGTGATGAGCTGGCCGTAGTCGCTCGCCTGCACCGTGTAGCTGGTGCCGACCTGCGCGTTGACGCCGGCGTATTGCTGCGAGGAATTGACCGCGTTGGTGAGGAAGCCGCGCAGGATGGCGGGCGTGATCGCGCCGGCATTCTGGTCAGGGAAATCCTGCCCGATCTGCGACGTGAGCGCTGATTTGCTATAAGGCTGCTGCGCGATGGCGGCCGAGACGAGCAGCAGCAGCGCCGCGATGGCGCGAATGGCGCGTTCAATTCGCATTGACAGCATCCCGCCAGCCGAGCGCGCTCAGGGTGGCCGCCGAAGCCGATGTGTTGCCGGTGAAGAGGTTCGTGCTTTCGAGCACGAAGCTGCAGATCATCGTGTTGTCGGTAGCGATTGCGCCTGATGCACCATTGTTGAGCGATTGTGCACACGGCGCACTTGATGGGGCGGCGCCGTAGCCGCCATTCGGCGCGACCGCTGCTGCCTCCGTTGCGGTGCCTCCAAAGTTGGCCGAGAGGACGGCGCGGAACGCGGTATTGATCGCCGCCGCGGTCGGCGGCACGAAAGACGAGATCGGTTGTCCAGTCCAATAAGTGCCGAACGCATTGGTGATGAGCGGCAGCGTGCCGCCCCCGGTCACCTGATATTGCGCGACGTTGCCGTGCTGGAGCGTGCGCAGCAGATTTCCGCTGCCATCGACCCGCATCGCGCCCAAGCGGCACTTGTAGGTGTAGCCGCTCGGCAGCGTCGGATTGAGGCCGTTGCCCGATGCGGTGGACACGAGGCCGGCCGCGCCGCCGCCGTTGTCGATCGCCCAGATGTAGAGCCAGCCGCTCGTGCCGGGGGCCTCCCCATCCATGCCGTTCGCGGTCGCGACCGAGTTGCCGGTGGTGATGTTGATCAGCCCGAGCGTGACGTTCGAGCGATTGACCGTGATGCCGGCCGTCGTCTGCATCACCACCTGGTCGGCGAGGATGCTCAGAATGGAGTTCGGGTTGGCCCCGTTATTGCCGATGGTGAGATTGGTCGCGCCGCAGAGCGGCGCCGTCGTGCCGCTCGCCGAGGCGATGACGGTATTGAGCAGATGAAACGCATTGTCGGTCGCGCGGAAGATGGCCGAGATCGGATTGCTCTGGACGATCTCGCCGCCGGTCAGCGCGACCGGGCCGGCCGTCGTATCCTTGAGGATCGGGATCGCGCCGAAGCTCGACGGGTTGAGCGTCGCGGCCGACGTATTGGTCGCGAGCGCCGTGAAATTGACGATCGATCCGTCGGTCGCATTGAAGCCCGGGTCGACGACCGTGATGACGTTCGGCGTCCCGCCGGCGAGCCCCGCCCAAAATGTGCTGTTGGTGGCGCTCGTGTCGGTCGTGGTCTGATCCCAGACCGTGTTGCCGAGCTGATCCTTGAGGACCTGCCGATAGGTGCCGGTGCCGTAGATGACGGCGCAGCCGTTCTGATCGAGGATGACCGGATTCGGGTTGAGGACCGTCTGGGTCGCGTTCGACCAGGTCTGTTTGAACGTGGTCGTGTTCGGGATGTAGAAATAGACGGATCCGCCGGCGAGCGAGGAATTGATCGCGACCGAGGCGACCGGGACCGAGAAGCCGGTGACGTTGCCGATTGAGCCGGAGGCGGCCGAAAGCGTGTCGCCGACCACGTATTGCGTGCCGGGGGAGAGGATCGCGATCGCCGTGACGGCGCCGCCCGATACCGTGATATTGGCGGTCGCGCCGCTCCCGGACCCGCCGGTGAGCGCCACGCCCGAATAGGTGCCGTTGGTGCCGCCCGTGCCGCCCGTGATGGTGCCGAGCGTGCCGACCATGCCGTTGATGCCGGTGGTCGCCTGGAAGCAGTTTTCCCCCGGGGGGAGAAGGGTGGCGGCCGCATGGGCATGGCCAATGAGCGCGCAGGCGAATAGGATGGCGGTCGCGAGGACAGCCATGCAGTTCGTCCACCTCTTCGGCGTCGATTTCTGGATCGGCATCGGCATCTCGGTGATTTGCGGCGCGTATCGCGGGCTGCAGCGGCACTTCGGGCGAAGCGTGATCCGCGGCTATCTCGATTGGCGGCGCGAGCACGCCGCGTGGCTGCATTTCCAGGCGAGCGACCCGCAGTGGAATGAAGGGACGATCGGGGCGCGCTGCGCCGCCTGGCGCCGGTTTACGGGCCAGTGGGCGGCTGCAGAGGCTGCGCGAGCTCGTAGCGCCGACGGTACTCGGCCTGGCCCGGGCCGGCGATGGCGAACTGTGCCGGACGCGCCACATAGTTCCTGACGAGGCTAGACGTCTTCGCGAGACGATTGCCTTCCGACATGATCGCGTCGGCCACGTCGGGCACCTGCGCTTGCGGGGTGAGCAGGATCGGCACCAGCGATGGCGGCACACGGCCGGCGCGCGCCATCGCGAAATCCTGCGCCACCGTCCCGGGCCGCAGCGCCGACGGAACGACGTGCAGCGGGTTGGTCAGGTCGAGACCCGGCGTCCAGGACGAGAGCGCATTGGTCGGCGGCGCGAACATCTGCATGCGTTCCGCGCGCGTCTGCGCGCTCGCGCCCGTATTCCAGTTGGGGATCACGGCCGGCAGGCGGTCGGCGAAGTCCTTTTCCTGCTGCAGCGTGCCGATCAGCTCATCGGCTTTCTGGTCGCCGAACATGATGCGCATCTTCGCCTGGTTGTTCGGCGAGAGCAGCTTGCCGCGGGTGATGCTGGCTGCATTGCCGGGCTCGCCCATTGTCTCCGCAATCATCTTGCGCCAGCCCATGGTGCGGGCGATCTGCTCGGGACGGGAAAGGCCGTTCCACTCCTGCTCGAACTCGTCGACGCTCTGCGCCGAGCGGCCGCCAAGCGGGGTGTTGTAGCCGGCCTCGAGCTGATCGATGACGTTGCTGCGATCAGCGAAAGTTTGACGCGCCTTATTCCAGACCTGGCCGGCATTGGTTTGGCCGATCTCGTCGATGAGATCGTTTTTCAATGCCACGAGTTTCGAGCCGACCGTCTTGTCGCCATTGGCGTATGCCTGGTCGATCTTGCTATCGAGGCCCTGCTTGACGAGATCGTATTGCGCAGGCGTCATATTGGCGCGATCGATCTTCTGACCCGTGATGCCGGCGAGGTACTCGGCACGCTCGAACGCGCCAGCTTTCTCCAGTCGCGGAATGATATCCTGGGTCAGTTTTGGCGTCGGCTGCACGCTCATACTGCGGAACTGATCGTAGAGCGGTCCCGCGGCAGCCGAGCGCTGCTGATCGAGCCAATCGGCATATTGCACGACGTTGATACCGCCCGGGACGCCCGTCGCCTTGGTGAGCGCCGCATCGACGCGCTGGGGCGCCGCGGCGGCGCGCGCGCGATAGGCATTCTGGATCGCGGTGCGCTCCGCGATCGGCAGGTCGGAGATGGCACCGGCGATATCGGTGGTGCGCGGGTTGAGGTCGGCGAAGACGCCGGCCGGCCCCATGCGATCGACCGCGGCCGCGATCGAGGACGGCGTCTCGCCCGCGAGTGCATTGGTCAGCACGTTGATGCCGGAACGCGGAACGCCGGCGAGCGCGTTCGGGCGCGGCCAGGCGAGGCGTGCCGCCGCATTGGCGGCGCCCTCGCTGACCGCCCCCGCCGCCGGCGCAATGCCGCCGCTCACCGCGCCAATCGTCGCGGCAGGGATCGGATTCTCGCCGCGCAGGATGGCGTCGAGCGCGTTGAGGCCGCCGCCGCCCGCAATGCCTTGGTAGATGCGCGCGCCCGTCGTCGGGCCCGAGAGCCCGAGAAGCGCCGGCGCGGCTCGCGCGATGCCGCCATAACCGACGAGGCTGCCGGCGACATTCGCGCCGGTCGAAAGCGCCGGGTGCAGCGCCGCGTATGCACGATCCGCCGCCTGCTGATCATAGAAGCGCTGGCCGAACGTCGGCGCCCCGGGATTGATCTCGGCGGTGAGCGCATTGAAGGCCGGCCCGACGATCGGAATGCCATTGACGAACTGAGAGCCAATGCCGCGGTTGAGGCCGCTTTTGACCTCCTGCGGAGTGAAATACTCCCCCGCCTCGAACTTGAATTTGCTGCCCGGTTTGACCTTGGCGAGATCATCGTTGGTGCCAGGCACCACGAGCCCGCGCGCGGCGGCGTCGCTGTCCGCCGTCGGCGCAACGGGCGCCTTCGGATTGAGCGTGACGCCGTAGCGCTGCAGCACCTGCGCGGCGTCATCGCTCGAGGCCGGCGCCACCACGGTCGAGGGACCGGGCCCGACGCCATAGCGGGCGAGGACGTCGTTGATCTGATCCTGCGACGGCGGGGTCGGCGTGACCGTGTCAGCCATCTACTCGCCCTCGAACTTGATCCAGCCGCGCTTATGCGCGTCGGTGAGATTGGTCACGAATCGCTGCCGGTCGGCGGGATCCATGTGCTCGATGTACTGCTGACGCTCCGCCGGCTTGAGATACTTGAACTGGAAGGCGCGCGGATCGAAGTGCGAATTGAAGTCCTCGGAAAAGTCGGCGTAGCTGTCGGCGCCATTGCCGGCGCGCACCCATTGCCGCCACGCGCGGTTCTTGGCCTGGATCGCGTCCTCGTTGCCCTTGAGCAGGCGGATAATGCCTTGGTTGCCGAGCAGCGAAAGCAATTCGTTCGGGCTCGTGCTCATCGCGGAGTCGAGCTTTGCGTCCGTGCCGGTGCCACCGATCGCCTGGAACTGGGATTGCGCGAGCTGGTAGGCCTGCTTGGCGAATTCCTCCTGGCTCGCGATCGACTTCGGATCGAACTTCCAGCCCGGCGGCAACGGCACGTTGCGGTTGATGAAGGCCTTGGCGACTTTGGAGAAGTCGGCGCCGGGCCCGGGCTCAAACGCATGCGCGCCGGAGAGCGTGTTTTCGAGGTTGCCCAAGATCGCCTTGCGGGCCGGCGAGGTGTCATTCGCGGCCGTGAGCGCGCCTGCGAGGTTCGCGCCCTGCGTCGCATTGATGACGGCAGCCTCGGAAAGACCCGGGCGGTTGCCCACGATGGTGCCGGGCGCCGCCGGAGGCGCGCCAGGCGCTGCAGGTCCGCCGCCCGTATCATTGGCGGTGCCGAGCGGGATCGTCGTCGGCGCGCCCGTGCCGGGCTGCGGCGGCCCGGGAACGCGCTGCGCAAGCGCCGCCGGCCCGATCGCCCAATCGCGCAGCAGGTTCTTGCTCGCCTGCAAGTCCGCCTGCCCCTGCGGCGTTGTATCGTCGATCGTCGAGAACTTCTTGATCCAGCCGTTGATCATCGGCGCCGAGAGCGAGGGGATATTGCGCTTGAGCGCGACCAGGCCGTTGACGATGTCGCCGGCCCGCGCGTTCGGATTGGTCGCGGTCGAGCCGATGAAGTTCGTCACGTAATCCTGCTGCTTTGCCCCGAGCTCGGTCGCCGCAAGCGTATTGGCGATCATCTGGTGCGTGCGCGCGAGCGCGCCGGCCGAGGCCTCGCCCGCCAGAAACCCCGCATCGGGATTGTTCTTGATCCCGCGCGGGCCGTTCATCAGCACGTTCGTGTCGATATTGCCGTCGGGCCGGATCGCATCCTGATAGGCCTGCCCGATCGCCTTCCTCGCGGCAAATTCCTGCTGAAACAGCGCATTCTGGTTGAGCGCGCCGATCGTGCCGATGATCCGCGCCGGATCGGACAGCAGGCCGTTGTTCTGCGGGGGCGCCGGATAGAGTGCGGAGAGATCAGCCACGGCGGCCTCGGTAATTCGCCACGACGCCATCCATCGTCTTCATGTGAGCGTTGCGGTCATAGGGCGTGAAGCTTGCCTGATCAGCCTGCCAGTCGAGCGTCTGCGGTCCGCCGGCGGCGTGGTGCTCAAGCACGGTCACGGCCGCGCGCTCATTGCCGTCATAGAAATTCTGCAGCCATTTGCGCTGCTCGAGCGGGTCGGTCGGTACTTGGCTGAGAAGCATGACGGCGGAGGCCTGCGGCACGACGCGCTCGGCAACGAGATGGACCACGGCGTCGATGATGGAGGATTTCTGGTCGGTCTTGCCGAGATCGCGGTCCTGGAGGATCGGCGCGAAGGCGGCGTTGACCATGTGGAGATGGCGCAGCGTCGCGACCGTCTGGGCGTGCGTGGGCGGCGGCGGCATCGCGGCGGGGGCCGTAGCGCCTGGCGCGGGCGCGGAGGTCGCCTGCGGGGATGCGCCGGGCGAGGGCGCGAGTGGCGCATTCGGCAGTGGCGCGGCCGGCGGGCCCGAGGTCTGGAGCGGGTTCATGGTCCAACCACGCCATTGCTATACGTGCTGAGCGTGTTGCCCTCGCCGGCGCCGCCGGAATAGATGCCCGGGTTAGGGTTGGCATTCCCGCCCGGCAAGAGCTTGCTCAACAAGAGCCCATTGAGGCCGGCATTGCCGGCGTTCGTGAGCCCGCCGGCGAGCGCATTCGCCGATCCGAGCGTGCCTGCGGCCTGCGCGTTGCCGATGCCGGTGAGCGTGCTCGCCATGTTGGCGCCGGTCTGCGTCGCGTTGCCGAAGGCGCTCGATGCCGCATTGCCGCCGGTCTGGGTGAGCCCGAGCAGGAGCTGCGCCAGCGTGCCGAAGCCCTGCTGTGCCTGCCCGGTCGCGAAGTTCGCGCCCGCGGTCAGCGTATTGCCGCCGAGCCCATTGACGGTGCCGATGTTCTGCACCGCCTTCTGCCCCCAGTCCTGGGCGAAGGTGAAGCCCGGGATCTGCGAGAGCGTCGCCGTCTGGTTCGGGCCCGGCGTGAGCAGGCTCGAGAGCGTCGCGCCAGCTGTGTTGCCGCGGTCGATATAGGGCTGCACCATGCCGACGCCCTGCTGAAACAACGCGTTCTGCTGCGCGAGCGCCGCCTCGCCCTGCTGTACCTGTGCATTGGATGCGTTTTTTGCAGCCTGCGACGTCAGATAGGCGCCACCGAGCCCGGCGGCGGCGGATCCCGCGATGGCGACCGCTACGAAAGACATTTTGGTGCCTGCTGGGCCAGAAGGAAGGCCTGATAATCGTCTTCCGACTCGGCGATGAGCTCCGCCTCGAGTTTGTCGAGGTCGGTCTCGGTGCTCGGATGGATCGTGGTCCACACCGTATCGGCATGGGCGAGCGCGATGCGCTTGGTGCCGGGCGGAGAGACGAGCGTGAACGGCGCCTTGACCCGGACGATTCCGCCCTCGGTCAGCACCTCCATGTCGCCGGCCGACATGATGCAAAGGTGCGCAGCTTTGTGGATTTTGCCGGTCAGCAGCGTCCCGGCCGGGATCATGAGTTCACGCGCATAGATGCCGGGCGCAAACCAATGGCGGACCGTGAGCGTGAGCTGCGGATAGCCGCGCAATTGCGCCTCGAAGGCCGCGACCGCATCGCGCGCGGTGAGCGCTTCCGGCGGCGTGAGCTGCGGGGCGGCGGCGGTCTCGTCCATCTCGATCATCCGAGCTGCAGCGAGCGCAGTTGGGTGGGCGACCAGGCGCTGAATATCTGGGTCTTGCCGGCAGCGAGCGGGTAGCCGGCGCCGACCGCGAGTGCGTCGATCCGCGATCCGGGCTGCGGCAGCACCGAAAGCGCGTTGGCGCCGCCGTTGAAGATCACGGCACTCGCGCCGACCTTGAGCCCAGGAATGATCACCGAACCGCCGTTGGGCACCGTGTCGAACTCGCTCCAATCATTGACGATCGGAAACGACGTGCCTGCCTGCACCACAAGTCCGACGCCGACCGAAGGCGCGCCCGATGCGCCGCCGGTCCTGTTCCACAGCGCCAGCAGGAGATAGCGGCCGTCCGTCGTGAACGTGCCATTCGGCCCGATGATCGACGTCTGCGGCGCCGGGAAATTCTGCTGAAACGCCTGCAGGCCGGGGAAACCCATCTATGCGTTCCCGACCACGGGATCGATGAAAGCGCCGTTGAGCGCATTCGACATTTCGGCGGTGGACGAAAGCTCGAACACCGCGTCGCGCGCGATCCCATTGTTGCGCCAGCGCAGGAGCGAGCGATATCGGCCGGCGCTCAGCCGGCCCTTGGCGCGGGCATTGCCGAATGTGTTGCCGCCATCGCGCGACATGCGCATGTAGACGACGGGCGACGCGACCTGCGTCAGCGGGCCAAACCCCTGGCTGAAGCCCGCGTTCCAAGGCGTGCGAAACTGCACGACCTCGCCCGTGCCCGGATCGGTGCCAGTCTGCACATCGGCGACGAACGCCGCATGGCTCACCTGCTTGAGTTCCTCGAGCGCGTGCGGGAACGACCTGATCCACGGGATCGGCTGGCCGGCATCGGTCAACGCGTCCGCCGTCACCTCGTAGAGCTGTCCCGTCGCCCAATCGAGCCCGACGTTCTTGCCGTAGGCATAGGCCATGAACGTGTTGCGGGCGCGATGCAGGACGCCATTGTTGTCGATCCAGGCGTCCTCGTGCCACTGCTCGGTCGCCTGGTCGAAGCCCCAGGTCTTATCGGCGGTCGGGAAATGCAGCTTGTAAAACGAGTGTCCGGCGATCTGGTAGACCGAGCCGATCGCGTCATCGACGCGGGCATATTTCTTGAACTCGGCCTCGATCGCATGCGTCGAGATGCGCTGCGCGACGTTCTGGTTGTTGCCGCGCATCACCATGCGGGCGCCTTCCGGGCTCTGCGAGAGCCAGAAGACGTTGGTATCCATCTTCGCTGGCGAATAGGCGGCGACGCAGCCTTGCTCGATGATGACGCCGGGCAGGAGCTGGAACGGGAACGGCACGGCGCCGGCGTTGTACCAGGGCTCGTTCTTCTGCGAGCCGAACACCCAGGCTTCGCGCTCGATCGCGACCACACAGAGAATGTTGTCGGGCCACGCCGTCTTGACCCCGACATAGAGCCCGTTGAAGGCGATCTGGCCCTGCAGCGTGCAGTACCACTGGTTGGTGCCGGGCTTGTTGAGCAGAATGAACGTGTCGAGGAAGTCGGCGCGCGTCGAGCCGAGGAAGTTCGGATCGCCGATCTCGGTGAATGATGCCGCCGAATAGGCAGCACCCGCGGCCGCAATCACGATCTGGTTTCCCGAGGTGCTGCCGTCGACCACGATGATGGCCGTGCCGTTATCCGCCATGGATACCGGCGTGCGCAGCGGATTTCGCATCTGCCCCAGCAGATGGAAGTTCCAGTCCGGATCGATCGCGTAGACGTTGACGCCGACGACGGCGAAGAGATCGCCGTTGGGGTCGTATCCGCCACGGGTCGAGCGATAGAGGCAGCGGCCAGGCCCCGGCGCCGGGCACAGCGCGAGCGAGCGCAGGCCTGGGCGCGGATAGAGCGTGAACGGCGTGACCGGCTTCGTCTCCGGCGGGTTGCGCTCCGGATAGAGGTTCACGCAGCGCTGGGCATTGGCAATGTAGCCCTGCGCCGAATAGGCGCCGCTGGTAAGGGGGATGCCGACCATGGCTTACGCGGCCTCGAGCCGGGCTTTCTCGGCGAGCGCCGGCCCGCACCAGACGACGACGGCTTTACGCTTCATCGCCGCGCCCTCGGCCGCATCGATCGTTGGATGGACATCGCGCGGCAGCTGCGGCAGGTCGGGCGGGACCTTGGAGAGGCAATATCCGCCCGGGACCTGCCAGCCGAAGAGCGTGCGGCGCATGTCGAGGCGTCAGTTACCGTGGACGCAGGACCACGACCCGGGCTTCGCCACGAAACATTCGACGCTGTTCTGTGTCGAGAGCGTGTACGAGGTCGAATTGCTCGAGCCGTTGATCTGATCGGTCGAGCCGGTGACCAGGTTGGTGCCTGCCTGCGCGTAGATCGCGAGCGTGCTGGCGCCGGCATTGCGCAGGCTGAAGTTCATGCCGGCCTGCGCGTAGGGGATGCAGATGCTGTCATTGCCGCTCGCGACCGTGTCGACCTCGTAGAGGTAGGCGCCGGGCGTGATCGAGAGACAAGCGGCCTGCGTGCCGCCGGCATGCGCCGTGATGCCGTACTGGTAGGCATAGTTCTGGCCGCCGGCGAGGCCGTTGAGCCACACGCCGTCGACCAGGCCCATACCGCTGCCCGGCTGCGTGCCGACCGAGGCGTGAGCGATCATGCCGACGAGCACGAGCGCAAAGGCCGCGCCCGCGGCGCGGGCGGCGCGAAGAAGCTTCATCTCTCTCTCCTATGGCGTGTCGGATTTGTAGTTGTAGGCGGCATTGCCTTGCCGGCGGAGCGCCCGCGGCATGGTGAGCAGCGGCACCTGCACATTGCCCAATCGGATCGCGTTGCGCGTGCGCTTGGCGACCGAGCTGATCTTGGGATCCTCGGGGAGCTGGTTGGTCGCCCGGTAGCGCTCGGCCAGGTTCCATTGCAGGGCCGCGTGATAGAGCGGCGGCAGGTTGACCTTGTCCTGCAAGTTCACGAATTGCGGCAGCGTCTCCTTGAACGTCGCATGTATCTCGTAGATCGACGCCTGCGGGATCGGCCAGGGATAGAGCAGGCCGTTCGGCCAGCCGCTGTCATAGAAGATGCTGTTGGCGAAGGTGCCGAGCGTCTTCAGCACGATGCGGTTGTAGTCCTCGCGCGCGGGCAGGATCTCCAGCGGGTAATCGACCTGGCTTCCTGCCCCGCCGCTCGGCTGCAGCTGGCGCAGAAACGCGCTTTCCAGGCGATCCGGGCGCGGATTGACGTTGAAATTCCCGCCGACGCCGACCGTATAGCTCTGCGCGCCCGTCGACACGAAGGCATAGTCCACCAGGTGGTAGACCATGTAACGCTGCACCTGCCATTCGGCGAGCAGGTAATTCGCCTGTTTGAACGACCGGTTGAGGACCGGCTGCTCGATCATTTCGTCGACGCCCTCGACGCCGGCGTCGATCAGGGCATCGGTGATGATGTCCTGCACGGTCGGGACCGGCAGCGCTTGGGCGTTGATGGCCATGGTGCCGGTCCGATCTCAAAGGCGCGTGGCGATCACGCCACTTCGTCGAGCGCTTCCTTGATGCGATCGAGGCTCCACGCATCGTCAACCGGAATGTCGCGCTCGGCTGCGGCCTCGAGCAGGACCTCGCGCTCTTCCGCCTCGGTGAGCTTGTTCGGGTTGTCGGATGCGAGCTGCACCGCCGGCGCGACGTCCATGGTCGCAGCTGCAATTGGGGCGCGCTCGCCGTTCTTCCACGCCTTGAAGGCAAGGAATTCCGCATAGTCCGGATCGGCTGCGATTTGCGCGGCCGCGGTTGGTGCGGCGGCCGGCGCGTTCTTCATCTGCGCGATCACGGCGGCGACGACGGCGCCGATCAGCTCGGACTGGCCCTGCGCGCGCGTCTGCTGCGCCTCCATCAGGCTCTTGCCCGGGCCGTCATGCGCGGGCTTGGGCGCAACGACCGGCTTTGCCTTCCATTCGCCGGCGCAGTCGAAGCGATGCTCGCCCTTGTTCCAGGTGACGCCGAGCGCGGCCGCGGCCTCCGGCGTGCGCACCAGGCGCGGCTTCTCGGTCGCGTGATAGAAGATCGCCGGGAACGCCTTGTGCCGATAGGGCACGTTGGAGAACTGCGGGAAGAGGTGCTTGATCGACTTGATACCCTCATAGGTCGGGATATGCGGCTTCTCCACCATCGGCTGGAAGGCGCCGTCGTCGTCGACCACGCCCGGCATCATGTCGGCGCGCTGGCCCTCATTGGCGATCTCGGGATCGAGATATTCGATGGTCATGGGTGCTCCGTGGCGTTGGTGTCGGAAGGCGCGCGCGAGCGCGCTCAGTAGAAAATGTCGTCGTCCTCGGCGCCGGTCGGCTCCGGAGCTGGCGGCGTCTCGGGATTAATCGCCAGCACCTTGCCGTCGGGGTTCGGCAGCGCACCGGTCGCCGCGACCAGCGCGGGCGCCGCATGGCGATCGTGCTGGTGCTGATCGGTGACGAACTGCTCGACATTCTTGAGCGCCGCCGCGTGATTGGCCTCGATCGGGTCGATCTCGGCCGGCTCGGTCGCGGGTGCGGGCCAGAGCGGCGAGAGCGGCTTGCCGGCCGAGACATCCTCCGGCGCATCGGGCACGACGCGCAGCCGCGGCTTGTCGGACTTCTCTGCCAAGGCCTCGGCTTCCTCGCCGGCATCCTTGACCAGCACGGTCACCTTGCCGGCTCGATCGATATGGTGGGCGAAATCGGCAACCGAGATGTGGCCGCTCGTGTCGACCACATGGCTCGGGTGCGGAACCACCCATTTCGGGAATTCGACGTCGGTTTTGGACGCCTGCGCAGGCGCTTGCTCAATTCCGATGAGGTGATGGGTGAGCGGGTCGCGGAAAAGCGACATGGGCAGGCTCCTAGATTTTTTCTAGATTTCGGCGGGTCGCGGCGGCGCTGGTGCGGGCGCCGCCGCGATTGCGTCAGGCGTCAGCCGCTTACAGGCTGTCGCAGACCTGGTTCGCCCATTCCGGGCGGACGTAGTAGTAGCCGAAGAGGACATCGAGCCGGTCGACCGGCTGATCGGTGCCGGGCTCGTAGCAGACGAGCGAGCGCATCGAGACGTTGTCCATGGTATGGCGCGTCGCCTCGATGACGCCGCGGCCGCCGGGCGGCATCCACAGCGGGGCGACCACCATGGTGATCGCGTCGGGCGCATACGCGATCGACTTGCGATAGGTCACGCTCGCGTTGGCGAACGGCGTGATGGTCGCATTGTTCGCCGGGCTCGCCGTCACGGTCTGGTACTGCTGCGGGGTGTATGGCAGCGAGGCGTAGGGCACGGCGGACGCCGGCGGGATCAGCGCCGGATAGATCGGGATCTGCGTCGCGTTCGCGGCGACGTTGGCCGTGGCCACGAACTGGCGCAGCTGCCCGGTCGAGGCCTTGGTGACGCGGTTGACGGCGAAGACGCCGGCGATCGAGAAGACGTCGCCCTGGTTGATGGTGCCGCCGAGCGCGTTGACGTTGAGAAGCGTGCCGGTCTGGCCGGCGCCGTTCACGGTGCCGTTCACCAGCGAGCCCGTGGTGTGCTTGATCACGGTCTGGTCGCGGAACCACTTCTCGAAGCCGAGACCGTTGCGCATCCCGCCGGAGCGGAACTGGGCGCTGATCTCGGTCACGGGATTGAGCAGCCCGCGCAGCGCGACCATGGTCTTGGCGTCGGTGTGGGGGTCGTTGACGACCTTGCGGCCCGGCATCATCGGCGCCGAGTTGTCGTCGAGCACCGCGCCACCGATCACGAACGGCGTCTCGGTCACGGCGAGGATGTTGTTGTTGGCGTCCACATTCGCGGTCGCGTTGCACACGCCGCCTTCGGAGCCCAGCATGATGGTCTGCGCGACGTTGCCGGTGAGCACGTTGACGCGCGGGAGCATGATGCGCTCGGCGTAGTCGTCGAGGGAGAGGGTGCGCTCGGCGGTCGTGAAGGCGACGTCGACATGGCGCTGCGTCGCGACGGTCAGCACCACCTGCTGCTCGGAAGTGTCCTGCAGCGCGATGCCCGGGCCGTCGGTGACGGTGTAGTCGTTGGGCAGGCGAATGCGCAGCTGCGCGCCGATCTTCGCGCCTTCCTCACCGAATTGGTTGTCGTACTGGCGCGAGATGTTCTGGATGAAGTAGTTCGTATTGAGGAAGAGCTTGATCGCATAGCGCGTGATCATGCTCGGGGTGAGAAGCGAATTGCCCATAGGAGGGACCCGTCAGGTTCGCGCCACCTCGAAGGGCGCTGAATTTTGGGGAGGCGACCGAAGTCGCGGGTTCGCTCGGGTCCCGAGGCCGAGAGAGGCGGGATGCGATCAGGCGATCGCCACCGGGTGACCGTTCCGGGCGGGGCGCTTTGCCAGTCGACGCAGTCACGAGCTGCGGATACGTGATGCGGCTAATGCCGCCACCGGCTTGCGCCGGGACGAAATCAAAATGTGAAGATCAGGAAATCGAGACGATCAGGCGCGCTTCAGGAACTTGCGATCCCATGCCGCCGACCATTCCTCGTCGGAGCGATCGTCGCTGAAGTCCTCGCCTTCCGGGCGCTCCGCGACCGGCGCGAGCTTGGGCGGCGGCGGCGGCGCTTTGCTGGGTGCGGCAGGCTTCGGTGCGGGTGCGGGCTGCGGCGCAGGCTTCTCGGTCTCGGCCATCGACATCCTCGTGAATTCGGCGATTCGGCGCGCCGGGCTCATGGCCGCGATCGCGGCCGCCTTGTCCTGATCCTTGGCGAGCTTGTCGAGGATCGCGTGCGCATTGGCCTTGTCGACCGCGATCAGGTCCGCGACGACGTCGTCGCGGGTGAGCCCGATCGCGGTGAGGACATTGAGCGTTTCGTTGAAGTCGGGGAATTTCTCCAGGCCGGCATCGCGCACCGCGACCGTGTCCTCGAAGATGCGCTGGCGCTGCGCCTCCGCCTTCACCTCGCGCTGGAATTCCTCTTGCGACTGGCCGGGCTGGCGCTGCGGGGCCGGCGGCTGCGTCCCGGTCGGCTGCTCGCCGCGCTGCAGGCGGGCGAGCATTTCCTCCGCCGCATCGGCGCGGCGCTTCTCCGCCTCGCGCGCCTCGTTCGCCTGCCGCTTGGCGTGCTCGGCCTCGCTGATGCGGGTGAGATACCAGGGCTGGCGGCCCTTGTTGCCGTGCTCGCGCGGCGCGGCCGGATCGACCGCCGCGGGCGGCGCAGGCGGTTCGGGCGCGGGCGCAGGCGGGTCGGCGGCGACCGGTGCAGGCGGTGTCACCGCCGGCTCGACGGGCGGCTCCGGAGCATGTGTCACCTCAGGGACCAACGGCTCTTCTGCCATGCGACATTCTCCTAATTCAGCCGACGCCCGGCCGTGCGCAGCATGCGCGACTTGAGGCTGCCCGGCCCCTGGCCGACGCCGAAGCTTTCGTCGATGACCTTGTTCTCGGTCTTGTCGCCGACGAAATTCTCCGTGTTCGGCAGCGACTGGATCGGCGCCGGCGCGTTCGGTCCCGCGCCCATCATCGCCTGGACGCAGAGCGCCCGGAACATTGTCTCGGCCTCTTCGGGCCTGGTCTTCTGATCGGCGAGGCGCTCGGCGTACATCATCCGCACCGCGACCACGAAATTCTTCCAGTTCTGCTCGGCGAACACGTACTCGTTCGGCCACATCGCCCGGAACTTGGCCGAACGCTTCATGCCGTGGAATTCGCCGGCGACCTTCTTGGCGTCGTTTTCGACCAGCGCCATGAGCTTGCGGACTTCATCGTCCTGCAGGAGCTCGCCGTCGACCATCAGCGGCATGGGATGCTCCAGTTGCCGGCCGGCCACACGAACGTGCCGTGCCAATGCGCGAGGGCTGGCCGCCTTTGCTCGAGCAAGCGTTCCGCGGTCGCAAGCTGCTTCGCCTGCGCTTCCAGCATCGCGGCCTGCGTCTTGATCAGCAGCGCGCTCGTATGCTCGAGCTCGGCGGCGGCGCGCGCGATCAGCGCACAATCGCGTGGCGAGAGGCGCCCGCCGTCCTTGGCGATAATGGCCAGTTCATCGACGATATCGGTCATGCGGCGCCCTCGGGCGCGGAGTCGGCCGGCGGCGGCGCCTCGCGCATGTGCGCATCGAGATCGATCGCGCCCTGGATGGCGTGATCCTCGCCGGTCAGCGGATGGCCGAGCATTTCCGAGAGCACCTGCCGGATCGCCGGGGCGAGCACGTCGTAGCCCAGGTCCTTGGCGGTGACGCCGAGCTTGTGGATGCGGTTCGTCTCGGCGTTGTAGGCCTCGACGCCGCGCTTCTCGTCCTTGCCGCGTAGCGTCAACTGCATCTCGGCGAGCTTGTGCATGAGTTCGCCATTGAGGGCGCCGAGCTTCTGCACCTGCTGCTGCAGCGCGACCATGCCCGGGTCGGCATCCTTGGAGAAGAGGTAGGGCTTGGTCGCCTGGATCTCGCGCTTGAGGCGCTCCATGATCTCGTCCGCGCCCGGGAAGTCGCCGAACTTGAACAGGAGATCGCCGATGATGCCGGCGAGCTGGGCATTCTGCTGCAGGATGATGGTGATGGCGTTCCAGGCTTCCTGCCGCTGGGTGGCGTAGTTCGGGCCCACATCGGCCATGCAGTCGTATTCGCCGATCGACGGGTTGAACGCGAGCTCGGCCGCCTCTTCGGTCTCCTTTTTGAGCTCGGTGACGGCCTGCTTCGAGTCGGGGTCGATCTTGATCCAGCGCTTGGTCCCGTCCTCGCCGAGCACGTGCAGGGTGCGCTCGGTGTCGTAGATTTTCGGGATCAGGTCGAGCAGCTGCATGCCGGTGAACCGGTACATGTCGCCCTGATGCTCGATGAAGTGATAGGTCGCGACGTCCCCCTGCCGCTGGCGCGCGTTGATGGCGCGGCCCGAGGCCGCAGCCTGCTGATCCTCTTCCCCCATCTTGGTCTGGTACTGGCCCGACGCCATCATCATCTGGCGCTCGGCGTCGGCCATGCCTTCGGCATAGACCGGCGAGGTCTGCGGCGGCTGCTGGCGCTGCGGCGCCTGGATCGCGGTCCCGGGATTGTCTTCGTCGACGTCATTGTACTGCAGGAACGCGTAGTTCTTGCGATTGGCGTCTTTCCAGGCCTCCTGGCCCTCGAAGGCGCGCGCCGGCCCGACCCAGGGCGATTTCGACTGCAGGGCGCCGAATTCTACTTGGCCCGAGGCGTTGTAATTGAGCATGCGCTGCTGGTCGATCAGGTAGCGCGTCATGCCCTTGCGATCGAGCTTGCCGTCGATGATGACTTCCTCGCCGACTAGGCGGATGATCGGGATGTATTTGCCCGCCCACTTGCCGCGGTCGATGACCTTGTCGCCGGCGATCAGGAACCATTCGACCGACTGGCGCATCACGTCCTCGCGGATATAGCCGTCGAGCTCGCCGCCCTGAATTTGCGCAATGATCGGCTCGATCAGCTCCCGCTCCTGCTCGGACTTGAAGACGCTGACCTGCTGGCCGCTCTGCGGCTCGGTATAGACCACGAGCGTGTCGCTCTTGCCCGTGCGGCGGTAGTACATGCACGTCTTGATGTGCGTGTCGGAGAGCCAGGTCTGGTCGGCGCCGAGCGTTGTCGTGCCGATCTTGCCCTTCCATTTGCGGTACTTCGGGTTGCGGAAGAACCGCTTGCGCAGGTGGTTCTCGAAGATCAGCCCGAAATTCGCGTCCGATCCGTCCGGCTCGATCGCGTCGGGGTCGAGGCCGACGCAGAGCGGGTCGCGGACCTGGCAGATGTAGATATCCTGGTCGCGGCTCTTGTCGTTGACGTAGTCGGTGCGCAGCGTGATGTAGCCGAAGCCGCCCGTCACCTGATCCGTAATCGCCTTGCGGTACGCGATCGTCGCCTTCGAGATGTACTCGATGCGGCGGATGATCGCCTGCATCACCTGCGAGCCTTCGTAGCTCGCCTCCCCGCCGGTGGGCCTGATCTTGATGGAGGATTTGTTCTCCATCGCCTCATTGATGATGATGCGGTTGTGCGTGCGCGTCTTGTTGATCGTGAGACACGGGCGATCGTCGTTGTCGCGGTCCTGGTAGATTTTGTCCGGCCACTGGTGGCCGTTCCTCGCATCCGCATTCGCGAAGCGCGTGTCCTCGCGGAACCACTTATGGCAGTCGCTCTCCCAATCGAGCCAGCGCTTGAAGTCGTCGCGCGCCTCCTGGACGATGCGGTCATCGCCGGTCAGGCCGGCGAGATTGTCGTCATCGTCGGCCATGTTCGGGACTGCCAAAACCTATCTATCGGCCGAGCCAGCCGGCGCCGCGCTCGCCGACGGTCACCGGGGTCTGCGGGGGCGCCGCACCGCGCGCCGCCTTGCGCAGCTTCGCGACGATTGCGCGCTCGCCTTCCGCCCAGGCCTGCACAACCGCGTCGCCTTCGTCGGGCGAGCGGCCGAGCCGGTCGGCTTTCTTGATGATCTCTTTGTCCTCGACCTGGATGCCGCCGGAAGAGAGCTTCCAGCGCACCGCGGTGAGGTCCGCGAGCAATGTCGGGCTCGGCGGCAGCGCGATCTGCGAGCCGCCCTCCTGATCCGGATCGAGCGCCTCGCGAAAACCCCACCAAGCCGCTGCCCGGAGGTTGCGGAAGCCGAGCTGCTTGTCCTTGGTGCGCGCCTGCGACTCGGCGGCGCCATTGAAGGGGCGCACGTCGACGTTGTTCTCTTCCAGCCGCTCCTTGACGCCGCCGCCGTAGCCGCCGCCGACGTCGACGATCACGACGGCCTTGTGCCGACGCACCGTCACGACCAGGCCGGCCACATCGGACGGCCGCGGCGTCTCGATCCCGGGTCGCTTGACGAGCTCGGCGTACCAGGGGCCGTAGCGCGGCGCGATCGTGGTCGAGTCATCACCGCCCTGGGCGACGTCGACGCCGATCGCCGTCATCTGCGCGCCGATCGGCGGGGTCGCGGTCCAGCGTGCCTGCGCGGCCTTGACCCAGGCGGTCGGGATCACCTGCCATTCATGGTCCTTGCGCCCGACCACGAAATCGCCGTTGAGCAGCTGCGAGCGCAGCGGTTCCGGCAGGCTCTGGATCTGCGCCCGGTACCCCGTCTTGGCGAGGTAGGGATTGTTGTCGAGCAGCGACTGGATGAAAGTCCGCGTCAGCGGCTGCACCACCCGCGCATCGTTGCTCGCGATCTCTTCCGCCGTGGCGGGGCGGTAATCCTTGAGCCCCGTGAAGACGATCGGCGAGCCGTCCGGCAGCCAGATCGTGGTTCCCTCGCGGTCCGGCGCGGTCGCCGCCCAGCGCAGTTCCCCCTGCTTTGCCGGGTTCGGAAAGCGCTCATCGAGCCAGGGCGCGAACCATTCGATCAGCCACTCGCCCTCGCCGCCGGTCGGCGGGTTCGACGCGATGATCGCCCGCTTGCGCTGGCTGCCGTCGACCGAGCGAAGCCACCCCAGCACGAACTGCACCTTGGCGCGTGGGATCTGCGCGCCCTCGTCAAACCCGAAGAAATCGTGCGGCCGGCCCTGCCAGGAGAGCTCGGCGCCCGGCTTCTGCAGGTGGCCGAGCTCGAGCACGCAGGGCGGCCGGCGCAGGATCTTATCCGCCCCGTTCCAGCCCTCGCGGCCGGCAATTTCGATGATGCGGTCCTCGAGGCCGCGTAGATCGACCGCTTGGCGCCGGAAGATGACGGCCCGTCGGTGCTGGGTCAGCGCCGTGCCGGCGAGCAGATCGGTCTTGCCGCCGCCGGCGCCCCCGCCGAACAGCAGCAAGTCCGCGAGCGACCAGTAGGCCTCACACTGCGGCTTGTTGTCCGGCTCGGGGAGCCAGATCGAGGCGAGCTCCGGGGCGATCAGCTGGTCGAGCTGCGCCTTTTGCGTCTCGTCCAGCGACGCGACATAGGCCTCGAGGTCATCGAGCGCGCCCACATCAGGCCCGCTTCCGAGTTTTGGCGATGAAGGCAGCGAGCGCCCGGGCCCGCGTCTTGTCGTCGGTCACGTCCTTGGTCTCGATCGGGCCGCCGTTCTTGCCGACGTGCTCATTGACCAGGCGATCTCCGTACTTCTTCGGCGCCATCTTGCCCGCCATCCATTTGCGGGTGTCGATGCGCAGGCGCGCGCGGGCGATGTTCTCCTTGTCGACGATCTCGACCGCGATCCCCTCGTCCCCGAGCGGCTCGACGCGATAGTCACCCCGTGCGTCGTCGGCGATGTCCAGGCACTCATCGAACATCTGATCGGCGCGCAGCTCCATGGCGCGGCCATAGAGCTCGGCGAAATCCTTGTGCACCAGAAGCCAGCCATAGACCGTGTCGCGGTGCGGCATGTCCTCGCGCTGGCAGATCGAGCGCACCGATTGTGGGCGGCCCGTCGTAGGATCAGGGGTGACGATCAGGCGGCAGATCGTCTCCGCAAGGTCGTGGCTGTAGAGCGACGGGCGGCCCGCTTTGCCCGGAGAGGCGCCGGCGGCTGCCGGCGCCTCACTGGGTGTCGACATAGAGCGTGTCGCTCGTCGTCGTGCAGGTGGCCTGGATCGCGTCGGAGGGCACGTAGGGCCAATCGCGGCGATAGGTCTGCCCCGCGGTGAGCAGGATCGACGCGCCCTTACTCGCGCTGCCGCTGCCGATGAAAATCCAGCAGCTGTCGGTCGCGTTGTTGTTGTTGATGGTCAGCGAGCGGCGCGCCGGCGTCCCGGGATAGGCCGTCGAGGTCAGCGCCGGCAGCACCGTCTGGAAGGTGTTCCCGGTGGCGATGACGGCCGAGCTATTGAGCGTGCCGGCTGCCTGGGATTGACCTTGGAAAGAGGTCGCCTCCTGGCCGTGGGCAGGCGCGCCCGCGAGCCCAGCAAGCGACCACGCGAGCGCTGCCGCGGCAAGCGCTCGGACGACATGGCGCGCCAGCATGACGATCCCTCGCATTGCTACGTCCGCGTCACGCGCGCCGCAGGTAGGGCCGCGGCGCCGTCAAAGCCGGGCGTCCCCGGCCGCGGAGCTTGTCCGAATCGGATTACTGGAACCGATACCAAGTCGTGTTCGACGCCTGATAGCGCCAGGCGTAGCCGACGCCGGCGACGCAAGCCGCGGCCGGGTTATTCTTGATCGATTGGTTGGCGTTCGCCGCGACCGTGAGGACGCCGACGGTCGCGGCCGCGCAGGTGATGCGCTGGATGTAGCCCTCGATCGGGGCCGCCGGCATCGTGATCGTGAAGGCGGAGGCCTGCGCGCCATCGAGGAAATAGAACGGCGTGTTCGCCGGGATGGTCGCGGTCACGGGCGAGGTCACGTCCACCATCGGCCCCTGCCCGAGCTGTACGATATTCGCGAGCGCCGTGGTCGGAGGGGCCGATGCCTGCGGACCGGGCGTATAGATGTCCAGCGGCACCATCTCGGTGCCGGCGAAGACGGAGGGGCCCGCCGGAACCGTCTGGGCGCAATAGGTCGAGCCGCCGACAGAGCCGGCGCCCTGCCCGGTGACGCCGGCCTGCGAGGGGCCCGCGCCGACAACTGCAGCGCAATAGGAAGCGCCCCCGATGATCGGCAGCGTCGACCAAAGGCCGGCCGCGTTCGCCGCGTAGATGCCGAAGGCCACAACACACGTGGCCGCGAGCGCCGAGAGACGCTTGAGCTTCATGGGAATTCTCCTGAGTGAGATACCGGCGCGGCCGGCGCTGTGACGGTGGAACTGCGGCGACCGTCGCGCCGATTGCCCGCGCTGGACGCGCGTAGTGGTCGGAAAATCTAGATTTTGGCCGGAGTTTGCGGCCTGCGCCCCGCCGTCCAATTCCAGAACAGGCGCGCTTCAGCGTTCGGAATGACCCAACACGAGCCGTCGGAGTCGAGGAACACGACCCATTCGAGGCTGCTCTCGGGGCCGTAATCGATCACGAATAGTGCACGTCCCGGCCCCTTCGGGGTGACCATATGCAGCGGCTGGCGCAACTCGGTGATCATTACGGGTGCCATCCGGCAAACAGCAGGATCAACAGGACCTCGAGCACGAGGGTCGCGACGATGGCTCGCGCAAGATCAGAGCGCCTCATCGCCGCAGCTCATCCGCAATCGCCGCGATCTCGCGTGCGACCTCGGACTTCTCTTCGTGGAACCGGCTCGGATCAGAGCCGAGCGGGATGTTGCGGCGGATGCGGGAAGCGAGCTCATCGAGCCGCACCGCGAGGCGATGCTCGGTCTCCCGCTGAGGCGCCCGGGCGACGCGCCCGACGCGATCGGCATCGCGCGGCGTATCCAGCAGGCAGCGCGCCAAGGAGGCCTCGGCTCTCCGGTTCATGCAGCTTCACACCACTTCGGCGGATCGTTTCCGTTGCACAGCGCCGGAATGCCGGCGAGCACCAGGAGATGGCGCTCATAGATCGCATCCGGCCGTTCATTGCTGGCGACCGTCACGGCCGCGCACCAGCCGGGCTTTTCTTCAGCGATGCCGCGCAGGAAGGCGCGAATCAGGTAAAGGCAGTGGTCGCTCGACTTGCCGAGCACCACCATGTGGTCGGTCTTGGTCACCAGCACGCCGATGCCGTGGCGGCCAGGCGCCGTGAACGGCGCGATCGATCCCGGCAACACGAAACAGAAACCGACCTGCAGCTCTTCGCCCGCCGGCTTCATATGCTCGGCGAGCAGCGCGCGGCGGCGCTCTTGCGGCGTGCGGCGAGCGTTACGGCGTAACGTCTTCCTGTAGCCGACGACGTGCCGGCCGTCCGCGAGCGTGACTGATACGCGACCGCTCATCTTGCATCCCCGCGAGGGGGAATGCGCCGCAAAGATTCACAGCGCGTTAATAAGGCGGCCCGGCGCAACCTTTGGGAGGCGCAATCGCCGAGCCGCTGGCGCGGGCCTGGTGGCGCGTCACGCCGGCCGAGCGCGCACGGTCTGTCGGCGGGCGCGGACGGATTTCTCAATCCTTTATGTCGATCCGGACCCATTGGCGCAGACAGCGCTCACATTCGACGCGCACCGCCGGGCGGTTGCCGCTCGTGCTATAGGTCAAAGGCCTGCTCATCGGCGCGTTCTTCTCGAACTGCCGCGGACAGATGCAGGGCGTGCGCTTGCCGCCAATAATCGCGGCCGCGACGTCTACTCGCGCTTGCGCTCGCATGAATTTTTAGGATTGGCCTCGCTGCCTGCGCCCACGCGCACGACTTCCGAGATTGCCCGAAGACTGCTCCGTCAATGTCACGTTGGTCAAGGGCCTTTTCGCCTCGCGCGTCACGTCGCCGAATTTTCCGACCTGGATTTCGAATGCCGGTCCCGTGTAAGTCATTGGCCCGCTTGCGCGGATATCGTCGTTAACCACGACCGCAACTCCGTTGCGCGTGTAGTGCGCTTCCTGCAGCTGCTCGCGGCCGGTTCCAACCAGGCGCCACGTCCGGACCAGCTCGTCGATTGCATCGATCAGCGTGCCGGTGATGTAGCCCTCGGCGGCCTGGCGTCCCTTGACGATGCCGCCGGCGCCGGCCCAGCGGCGCGCCACATCGCGGATCAGCGCGCCTTCCCCGACGATCGAGATCAACAATTGCGAGTAGCGCGGTCCGACGGCGCGGATCGCGCCGGCGAGCAATTGCCCGGCGCGGATCAGCTCATCGCTGATCGGGTCGGCGACCCCGCTGCCGCCGCCACCGCCGCCCGACGTGATGTCGATTCCGCGCTGTCGCCCGACGGCGGCAAGCTCCCACATCTTACGGAAGCGCTCGCATGCGGCCTGCTGCGCGGTATTGAGGCGCCCGCGCGAGACCATGTGTTCGATCGCGCTCTCGCGCACATTGACGGCGGCGGCATAGCGCTTGCCGGGCTCATAGGGATCATCGACGATGCGCGTGCCGACCTGAAAGCGCCCATCATGGCCGGGACGCTTTTCGTCCGACGCGCGGGCCTTCTCGCGGTTCTTCTTTCCCACGAGCCCCTTCCCCATTCCCGCGACCGCCCCCGCGGCCGACTCCCCGAGCGCGAGCACGCTCACGCCCTCTGCATCAAAGCGAGTTTGGTCAGCGTGTCTTCTTTCGGCTCTTCGCCTTCGAGCCGCCACTTCAACCAGGTCGCGCGGCGGGCCACCTCGCGATCGACATCGGGCGAGGCGATCAGCCGCGCGCATAGCCGCAAGGCAGCTTCGCGCTCGCGATCGGTGATGCCGAGATTGGTGGACATGACGCCTCCCGAAAAACGTCAGGGAGGATTGAGCGCGCAGGTGAGGTTTTCGGCAACGGATTAAGGGTCGAAGGATTAACGGACCGTCTTGGGTAGACCGTAGCGCCGCGCCGCCTGCTGCCACTCATCGATCTCGGCGGACGTGACGTTGTGCGTCGCCTGCAGCTCGTCCCGCGTCACCACCCCGCCGGCGAGCGCCATGACGGCATCGGCCTTGCGGTGAGCCGTCCAGCGGCCGCCCGGGGTCAGCACCACGGCGCGTAACCGGGCGTAGCGCTTCGCCCGACGATTCGTCTCAATGTCGACCGAGAACCTCACGCCGCCGCTGCGGCCCGGGCCGCAGCCCACATTTGCATGCGCCCATGCGGGCACAACGGGTTGAGGCAGGTGGCCGTGACCGCGCGCAGGTCATCGAGCGCGATCGGCAGGACGACGCCGCCCAAGCCGCCCAGGGCCTCGACGATGTTGATGCGCACCCGGGCGATCTCGCCAGACCTCCCGACGATGACGCCGGCCACCAGGACGGCGCCGCCCTCGCGCACCCAGGGGCGGAATAGCGCCCCTTCCCTGGCTTGGTCGTCGGCCATCGGATTGGTCCCCGTGCGCCGGTAATCTATAGAAAAACTATCCCTCAATCAACGGCTTAGGCCGGCTGCACCCGAGAACTAAGGGTGACCACGTAGAAGGATGTTTCACGTGAAGGCAAAGTGAATGCTGAAGTTCAAGGCGGTGGCGCAACTGCCTGAAGGGGCTTGGGCATTCGCGCCTCGCCGACGCACTCCGGGCAGAGGATGTCCCGTGCCGCCCGTGGCGTGCCGATCATCCAGCCGGCCTTCTTCGCCGCGATGAGGAACCGGTCGTATTCGAGGGCGAAGCGCTCGACGACACCGCAGCCGGTGCAGGATATATCGAAGCCACGCTGGCCGCGCAGGGGCTCGATCATGGGCGGCAATGCCGGCCGCCCTGCTTCGGTCGCCATGGGCCAAGCGTGCCGGCGACGGCGGCGAGCTCCGGGACGGTCCAGGGGCGCTTCGGCGCGGCCGGCATCAGGCGCCCTCGCGATCGATCCGTCGACACTGCCGCCGATGCCACCACAGCTCAATGTGATCGGACGCGCGCTCGAACGGCTTGACCCAGCCGCGCCCGCGGGTCGCCCATTCGATCCCGCGCGCCGTTGCCTGCAGGGCGCTGCAGATCGCCATCAGGATCGCGATCGGGGCGAGCACGAGCAGCTGCAGGAGGCAGAGCCACCACGGTGCCGGCTTGAGCCGATGGCCCTTGTAGGTCGCGCCCATCAGTCCGGCTCGCCCTCTTCCGCCGACAGCTGCTCGGCCGGCGCCGCCATCGCCCGCGCGGCCGCGATCGCCGCGGCGATGCCGCCATACCTCACCTCGCCATCTCGCCCCGACCAGGTGCCGGTGCAGGGCATCGCCTCGATGCCGGAGGCGACCAGCAGGATCCGCCGCCGATCGACGATCTTGAACTCGAGCCCGGAGCGCTCGACGTCCGGGAGCGCTGCCCGCACGGCCGCATCGGCCTCGATCTGCGGATCCTCGTTCTCCTGCGCCCATTCGAGCAGCGTGCGCGGCAGCGGGATCGTGCTGCCGTCCCGCAAGGTCACGTGCACATAGGTGCAGTTGAAGTCGGCGATCGCGCCGAGCTGGCGTTCTTCGCCGACCATGAAGGCGACGCGGCGGCCGACGTCGGTGGATTTGGGCTCGATCAAGCCGTCAGCTCCTTGATGATCCACATCACCGATTGCTCGAGCGACGTGACGGCGAGCGAGTTGTAGCGGCCGGGCTTCACCTTGGCGTAGAGCGCATCGAGCTCGTCCGCCTTCGACTTGATGGCGTCATGGAGCGCCTTTTCATCCTCGGTGAGCGCGCGATAGCGCGGCCGGAAGCGCGTGGTCGGCATGGCGACGTCGTCGCTCTGCCGGGCGTCGGGCTCGCCTTCGTAGGTGTTAGCCATTCGGCTCCTCCTTGGCTGATGCGCCCCGCGTCGCCGAGCTACCGATATCGGCGACGCGGGGCGGCTTCATCCCGGCGATCTGATCCGCCCTCAGGCGTGGGCGGTGTGTACGCCGGGAATTTCATGCGGCGCTGCCTCCACGCACGCCGCCGAGCAGCTTGGGCAGCATCGGGCCGTTGCGGCCTTCGTCGGCCGCTTTCTCGATCCCCTGCTGCAGAAGGTTCTTGAACGTCGCGCGGTCGAGCCGCCGCAGATGCAGCGTGCTGATCAGGGTCGCGAGCGACACATAGTCGACACGCTGCGCCCATTGGCCGATCTGCCAGACGGCGGAGAGCGGCTTCGTGCCGAAGTTCTCCGAAATGATCGCGCTCGCCATGCCGAAGTCGGAGACGCTGCCATCACCGAACAGCCACTGCTTGGCAGCCGCGGCATTTGCCTGATCAGTGAGCTCGGCATTGCCGACCGAGGCGATCGTCTCGAACGGCACGACCTGCCGCACCGGTTTCGGTCCGGCGGAGCGCACGGCCGTCACGCGTGACAGCTCGGCGAGCTGCTCGAGCGCGGCGACCTCTTCGGTCGATGCAAGACCCATGGCGGCGCGCTCGGCCGCCTTGTCGCGCGCGCGCTTGTTGCGCTGGCGATCGGCCGCGCTCGCGTCCGGCTTGAACGGCTGATGCTCCGCCCAGTCGACGATATAGTCGTCGATGATCCAGCCGATGACGCGCAGCGCGCGGCACACCTTTGCGACGTCGTCGGACGGAATGTCGGTCGCGGCCGCGCAATCTTCGCTATTGAAATTGCCGATCCAGCCGTCCTTCTTCGCCTTGGCAGCGGCCTGAAAGTGCGCCTGCACGATCGTGTGTACGAAGGCGAGGTGCACGCCGCTCATGTTGGCGACGCGGCGCCACTTCGGATGCCCGACGAAGTCGTTGTAGACGCAATGCCACGGTCCCGGCATGCGCTTCCGCGGCGGCGATGGCGATTTCTCGCTCATGGCCGCACCCTTGATGCTGTCACGTGTGACTGTGCAGGGGCTCGGAGCCGGGGACCTCTTCCCTCGCTAAGCCCCTTTGGGCCGCGCCGCAAGCGCGATCTGCGCGAAGAAAAAAAAGGTCTCGTATACGTATAGTATGGGCGTGACGTCACGCCTGTCACGGCGTGAGTCACGCTGTCACGCGTGACATTGCAAGAGTCACGCGTGACATGCGATGCGGGCAACGCTCCGCAGCATTTCGGATTTCCAGCATGCGCTGCGATCATGGCGGCGAAAGTGGCCGCGCCTTCGCACGGCGCCGGCCGCCGGATCGCGAGCCGTGGTCGAGCTGCTCTCACTCAGAAGAGCCCGGCCGACTGCGCCGCGATCGTGCCGCCGTCGATGAGGATCATCGCGGCGAGCGCAAACCCGAGAATTCGGTAGACCGCGATCAGATCGTCGCGCGTGAGCATGGCTTTCCCCGACATTTGAAGGGCTTGAGCAGCACGCGGTGACTTGGACGAACGCGACGACGAACGCGGGCAGAGTTATCCACAGGCGCCGCTTATCCACAGGCGCGGCGGGTTCCGACTCGACTCCTGCTTGACAGGCACCCCGAATCCCGCCCGCGCGCATGAGGCGCGAACGTTGAGCGGTGCGATGTTGGTGAAACGTCAGCGAGACTGCCGAATTTTGCGCGGGCTGGGCATGCACGGCGAGATCGGCTCCGCGTGTCGCATAACGAACAGTTGTAGCGCGCATCCGCTGCACTGTGAGATACTACCGGCCGCAAGACCAAAAGTGTGCGTGGGAGTGCGGAATGGGAAGGGCGTCGCCAGAACGCCCGCCTCTCGTGGAGGTCGGGCCGGTACCGGAAGCTTGGGTGGATGGAGTAGAAGTCCTGGACTTGGGGGGCGGAAGTGTACGGCTCTTCTTTTTCAAGGATCGACGTCTGCCAGGGGACGAGAGCGCCAACGAGCGCGAGATCAAATTCGAAGCCGTGACCAACCTGGGGCGTCTTGGTCCTATCGCGGCAGTTCTGCAGGCGCTCGTCTCGGGAGCGGTCGAGCACCTCACGTCCTTGCTGCAATAAAGTCACGACAGCAGCTCGACGAGGTCCGGGCGAAGCCGCTCCTTCGGGATCCCGGTCTTCTTCGCGACCTTCGGCACCAGATCGCCTTGGACCTTGCGGCGCCCCGCCTCCCACCGCGACCACGCGGCGCGCGAGACGCCGATTCGCCGCGCTGCCTGCGACTGCGTCAGCGGCGGATTTTGCTGTTCGCGCCAGTCCTTAAGCGCCGTAAGCGGAGCTAGGGTCATGGACGCCTCTGTTACCAAATCGGCAACAGCCACGTCAAGAACCTTGTTGCCGAGCCGGCAAACGACCCGGCCGGCGGCGCGGACTAGCATTACCAACATGGCAACACGTCCGCGCGGCTACCTCTACATTCAGGAGCACATGCAGGCTCGCGGGCTCTCCGACGAAAAGGTCGGGGAAATCCTAGGTGTAGCCCGCGAGACCATCTGGCGCCGGCGCACCGAGCAGCATCGGCTTAATCCCAAAAAGATCGCCGAGCTTGCCCACGCGATCGGCGTCGAACCCGAGGATTTGTACCGCCCGCCCGATCGGCCGAGCGTCGATGCCATGCTGAAGGACGTCGACCAGGCCACCTTCGAGACCTCCGTCGACATCGTGCGACGGCTGATCAAAAAGCCATGAACTATCCGGCATTTACGATCTGCGCAGTCATTCTCATCGCGATCGTCGCCGCCGTTTCCAATCGCGCGAACACCCGCGACCGCGGCGCCTATGGCGAGATTTCGGACGAGGACGCGCGCGTGGCGCTGCTGCAGGCCCGGCAAGATATCCGCCTCATTGCCTATCTGCTGATGGCCGCAATCCTGATGCTGGGCATCCTTGCCGATCGACTGCACTGACACCGATTCGCGCGAGCGCTGTGCATCCGGCGCTTTCTCCCCCGCCCCAATGCACCGAGCAACCGGCTGATTGCATTGGCACAACTCGGATGTTGCCGGATCGGTAACAAATAGCTTGACGCGCTTGTTACCGATCCGGTAACGTGACCCTCGATACCACTTCGGGGGTCGCCAATGTCCGTCACCATCTCCCAGTTCCGCCATGCTCCGCCCTGGGCTCTCCGCGGTCTCGACGCGGTGGCCCGCCTCACCTCGCCCGAGGCGTTGGCGCAGGTCGCCGCCCAGCGCGCCGAGCACCTCGACCGCCTCGAAGCCTGCCTCCCGGCGGCGCGTGCCGCCGTCGCGGACGAGCTGGCGCGGATCATCGCCGCCGGCCGCCCGCGCACCATCACCTCCGACACCGTCGTGACGATCGACATGGGCGACGCCCCGCCCTCCACCGCCCCACTCGGCGAGTGCTTCCCGGATGGCGGGGACGATCTCGCCGACGCGATCGCCGATCTCGCGAAGACCGGCGAGCACACGGGCGGCGGCGGAGCGGCGCCGCACTACGTGCTGCGGCTGCCGGCGGAGTGAACCACGATGCCCGCCCCCTACATCGCCCGTATCGTCGCCGTCATCCCCGACATGAACCCCCGCCACGTTCTGGCGTGGATGCACTCAAACACCGGCTTCACGCTGCACCAGCTCTCCGATGACGATTTTGCCTCGCATGCCCGCTACGCGCGGGCGTGTGCGGCCGGCGCCGGAGCGCAGGTGAGCGAGCGGCTCGCCAGCATCATGGGGATTTGAGTGATGGCCCGCGGCGAAGCCACTGCCATCGCCTTCGCGGCCGGCGCCGTGAAGCTCCCGGACATCCTGGTCGCGCTCACGCGCGCCAATGACCGGCAGGCGCGCCTTCGCGTCCTCGAACTCTACGAGGCCAAGCGCGATCTGCGCGAGCTCCTGAAGAAGATCGACCTCGCCATTCAGGAAGAGGCCGCTGCGCTCGATCCTGCGCAGCGCGGCATGCTGATGCTTGTGGAGGGAACACGGTCATGAGCCGCGCCACGATCCGCACCTCGTTCGTCCGTCCCCCGATCCCGCAGCGCTCCTTCGACTGGATCGCGGTCTATGACGACTACGATGGCGCCCCCGACAGCCATTGCCCGATCGGTTTCGGCGCCACCAAGGAAGCCGCGATCGAGGACCTGCTCTGCATCGACCCCGATGACGCGGTGACGCGCGTGAGCGACGCGCTCGCGCTCGGCCACATGGCGCCCGAGGAAGCCGACCAGCAGCTCCGCCGCGCCGGCGTCGACCCCTCCGAGATCGACGATCTCATTGTGACGGCGCTCAACCCGTCCGGGCGCCCGATCCAACCCGCGTCGTAACCAGGGAGAGTGAAATGCCCAAGCGTTCCCCGAACTCGACCGATGTCCTTGTCGGCCAGAACATCCGCATCGCCCGCCTGCAGAAGAACATGAGCCAGACCGAGCTCGGCCGCCATCTCAGCGTCTCGTTCCAGCAAATCCAGAAGTACGAGAAGGGCACGAACCGCGTCGGCGCGAGCCGCATGACGCAGATCGCGACCGCGCTCGGCGTCTCGATCCCGGTGCTGTTCGATGGCGCCCCGACGGCGCCGCATGCGGCCGCGATGCCGACCGCGCGGGCGCTGCTGGCGGAGCCGCACGCGCTGCGGCTCCTGCAGGCCTTCGAGCGGATCGACAACGACACCGCGAAGCTCGCGGTGCTGCACCTGGTCGAGAGCCTGGTGCCGGCGGCGGGCGCGAAGAAGCGGGCGGCCTGAGCCATGATCGCGCTCGGCGCCTCCTGCCTTTTGTGCGGCTTCTTCGCGGGCTCGCTCGCGGGCGCCATCGCGAGCCGCGCGTGGGGGCCGGCCCCGGAGGGGGCGATCAAGGGCTTCATGCTCGCCGCGGCCTGCGGGCTCGTCATGGTGGCCGCGACCCTCATCCAAACGGGAGCACTGACGCCATGACCCGCCGCGATCACCCCGAGCTCAAATGCACCCGCTGCGGCGTGTCGGTGAAGGAAGAGCACATCCCGGCCCCGAACCGCTGCCCGTCCGGCGATCGCTGCCCGCTCAACCGGATGGTCGCCGAGAAGGCGGCGCAGGCCGCATCGATCGGGAAGGACCGCGCCGCATGAGCATGTCGGAGACGATCGAACGCGATTGGTTCGTCACCCGCATCTTCGGGTCGACCAAATGCTTCCTGCGGGTCACGCCCGAAGGAACGGAATGCTGGACGCCCTCGCAGAAGCGAGCGCGCCGGTATGGATCGCAAGCCTTAGCCGCCGCGGCCGCGGCAGAGCACAACCAGCACGCCTCGACGCCGGCCGTCGTCGAGCAGGAGTGAGTATCATGAGCGGCATTTTCCAGCCGGCGGCATCGACCTCGGCACACCTCAAGATGGGCCTGCTCGGCTTCCAGGGCGGCGGCAAGACGTTCACCGCCGGCATGGTCGCGATCGGCCTGTTCAACTATCTCAAGGACAAGGGCGTGCCCTATGCGGGCAAGCCGGTCGCATTCTTCGACACCGAGACTGGCTCCGACTGGCTGATCCCGCATTTCAAGGCCGCGAACGTCCCGTTTTTCACCGCCAAGAAGCGCAACTTCGCCGATCTGCTCTCCGCCGTGAAGGAGGCCGAGCAGCACGCCTCGATCCTGATCATCGACTCCATCACGCACCCGTGGCGCGAGCTGTGCGACGCGTACATGAAGCGCAAGGAGCGCACCTTCCTGCAGATGGACGATTGGAGCTATCTCAAGGGCCAATACGGCTGGGCGCAGTTCACCGACCTCTTCATCAACTCGAAGCTGCACATCATCATGTGCGGCCGCGCGGGTCACGAGTTCTCCGAGTACCGCGACGACAACGGCAAGCGGCAGCTGGAGAAGACCGGCACCAAGATGAAGACCGAGGGCGAGACGGGCTTCGAGCCCTCGCTCCTGGTGCTGATGGAGCAGGACGAGAACCTGCGCACCGGCAAGGTCGGGCACAAGGCCATCGTGCAGAAGGATCGCTCGACGATCATCGACGGGCGGGAATTCAGGTTCTCGGCCGAGGACGATAACGGCAACCGGTTGAGCCTCAAGCAGCTGGTGGCGCAGACCTTCGGCGCCTTCCTGCCGCACATCGAGAACCTCGCGATCGGCAGCGACCATGTCGGCGTCGATGCGAGCGGCGATAGCCGCCACATCCTCAAGACCGAGCGCAAGGACTGGCAGCCGGTGCAGCGCGAGATCTGCATCGAGGAAATCCAGAACCTGCTGGCGCTGCATTTCCCGACGCAGAGCGCCGAAGACAAGAAGGCCAAGCTCAAGGCGGTCCTGGAGCACTTCGACGCGACCTGGACCGAGATCGAGAAGGTCATGCCGCTGCCGGACCTGCGGGCCGGCTACGACAGCCTGCACCGCAAGCTCGCCGGCAAGCCGTCGCGCTATGCCGCCGAGGTCGAGAAGATGCGGCAGCCGATCGACGACGAAATCCCGGAGCACCCGGCGCCGCCGACGGCCGCGGACGCATCTTCGGCGCCGGCGAGCGCCGCGATGGCGGAAGCCCAGGCCGACATCCCGCTCGACTGCATCCGCGACCCGGCCCTGCTGGAGAAGAAGCTGCTCGACGGCATCCCCAAGCTCATGAGCATGGGCGACTGCGCCCATTACACGATCGAGATCGCCAAGCTCGGCAACCTGCCCTTCGAGCACCGCAACCGCGTGAACACTGCCCTGCTCAAGCGTCAGGGCGAGATCATCAAGGCCGAGAACCCGGCGCTCGCCGAAGCCGCCGAGTGAAGAGGACCTTAACCATGCCGAGCACTATATCCATGGCATGGACATGCTCATGGTCCGGGAGAAAGGGCGCCTCGCCCTTCTCCCGGCGACCGATATCGACCGCGAGCGTCTGCGCAGCATCCGGTGCTTCGAGCCCATGCAGGTGCAGACGATCTTCGCGCGCACGTCGAAGCTCAACCGCTGGTACCGAGGACTGCTCGGCAAGGTCGCCGAGGCAATCGACGTGCACCCGGACCTTCTCCACGCCGAGCTCAAGTGGAAGGCGGGGCTGGTGCTGCAGATCATGGCCTTCCCCTCCGGCGAAGTTGCCGCGATTGCGGTGCGCCTCAAGTCGACCGCGTTCCCGCTCATGGATGACGCCGAGTTCTCGCGGTATGTCGACGTCGCCGTCGAATTGCTTTTCCGCGACTACCTCCCGCACGTTCGCTCGCGCCAGCGCAAAGCGCTCATCGCCGAGTGGGCGGGTCGGCGCCCGCGCCTCGATCCGCCGGGCAAGCCGTTCCTCTATTGATCGCCGCGGCCGGAGTTCGGCCGCATGACCGACGCCTGGTCGCCGCAGCAGCTCGCCGCCCTCGCCCGTGTCGAGGAATGGTTCGCGGCCGAGAACGCCCCGCAGACCTTCCGCCTGTTCGGCTACGCCGGCACCGGCAAGACCACGCTGGCGATCGAGATCGCCAAACGCGTGCGCGCGATCGTCAAGGAGCGCAAGGGCGAGCACGTCACCAAGCCCGTCATCTTCGCCGCCTTCACCGGCAAGGCCGCGCTTGTGATGCGCTCCAAGGGCTGCATCGGCGCCTCCACCATCCACAGCCTGATCTACCGGGTGGACGAGGACGGCCCCACCGGCGAGGCGCCCAAGTTCGTCCTCAAGGAAGACAGCGACCTCACCGATGCCGCGCTCTGCATCATCGACGAATGCTCGATGGTCGGCGCCGAGCTCGCGAACGACCTGCTCTCGTTCGGCGTCAAGGTGCTCGTCCTGGGCGACCCGGCGCAGCTGCCGCCGGTGCAGGACGCGGGTTATTTCACCAATGCCGAGCCCGACGCGATGCTGACCGAGGTGCACCGCCAGGCGGAAGGCAACCCCATCATCCGCCTGTCGATGGATGTGCGCGAGGGCCGCCAGCTCGAGCCCGGCGACCACGGCGCCTGCCGCATCCTGCGCCGCGGCGCCGACCAGGCGATCGTGCGCGCCCTCATCCTCGAGGCCGAGCAGGTCCTGGTCGGCAAGAACGACACCCGCGTCTCCTACAATAACCGCATCCGCGACCTGCTCGGCTTCCGCGGCGATCCCAAGGCGGGCGAGCGCCTGGTCTGCCTGCGCAACGATCACACCAAGGGCATCTTCAACGGTGGCCTCTTCCGGGTCGAGAAGGTGCGCAAGGCCAATGCCGCCATGGTGCGCATGGTGGTCAAGCCGGACGATTCCGAGAGCGATCGGCGCATCGAGGTGAAGGTGCACCCGCACTTCTTCGTCGGGCGGGAGAACGAGCTTCCCTGGCAGGACCTCAAGAAGACCCAGCGCATGACCTACGGCTATGCGCTGACCGTGCACAAGTCGCAGGGCTCGCAGTGGAACAACGTCGTGCTGTTCGATGAGAGCGCGGTGTTTCGCGACGATGCGCGGCGCTGGCTTTACACGGGCATCACGCGCGCGGCCGAGCGCCTGACGGTGGTGATGTAGATGGACACGCCCCGCCGCAAGCGCGCCCGCAAGTACATATCGCTCCGCGAGAAGCTCGCGGCTGCATTGTCGCTTCTGTTGCCGCAGGAGCTCCGGGACGAGCTGCGCGCCGCCAAGGTGCCGGCGAAGTCCGTGATCTCGATGTTTCACCAGGATCACAACATCCTTTTCGCGCTCGATGGCGCCGACAAATGGTGGAACCTGACCCCGCTGCTCAAGGACCCGCACCGGCAGAAGTCGCGCCGCGACACCTCGATCGTCGCCAAGGTGCGACGCCTCACGCCGGAGCAGGAAGAATTCCAGCGCAAGGTTCTGGCGCGGCCGTGCGGCCAGCACCGCGAGCCCACCGGTAACTGGCCGCGCGGCCGCAGGCTGCAATCACGAGGTTTCGAGCGGAGGAAGAAGCCATGAAGAAATCGCCAGTCGTGAAGCGTTCGATCGTCATCGCCGGACAAAAGACCTCGGTCAGCCTCGAGGATTGCTTCTGGAAGGGGCTCAAGGAGATCGCCGCGGAGGCGAATACGAGCCTTTCGGAGACCGTCGGCGCGATCGATGCGCACCGCCGGCACGGCAATCTGTCGTCGGCGATCCGGGTGTTCGTATTCGCGCACTATCGCGAGCGGGCCGAGCTGCTACAGCCGGCACCGGCGCCCGCCTCGAACCACCAGGAAGCCGCCTGATGTCAATCTGGCGCCAATCGAACCGCGCCGATCCGCGAGCGGTCGCCCTCGCCGATCGGCACTACAGCCGGCAAAAGCCCGGCTCGCCGCAGTTCATGCCGCCCGGTTCGTGCCGCGTCCTGGTCGCAAGCAACAGCAAAGCGGTCTTCGGGCTCTCATTCCCGAAGGCCGAGTACGTCAAGCACGCCTGGGCCGGCGCCTGGGTGGTGTCGATCTTCCGCAATGAGGAAGCGGGGCCGCTCGCCTCCGACATGATCCGGCAGGCGATGGCGCATATGCGCACCGAGTACGAGGTGCCGGCGCTCGGCTGCGTCACCTTCGTCGATCCCAAGATGGTTGATGGCGTGCTGGTCCGCGGCGAGCGGATGAAGGGCTTTTGCTTCTGGAAAGCGGGCTTCCGCCTGGTCGGCGAAACGAAGAGCGGGAAGCTCGCTTGGCAGATGCTGCCGGCGGACATGCCGACGGCCGCGGCCGCGGCTTAGGGGAGGGGATGGCTTGACGACAATCACCAAAGAAATTCTTCACTTCCATATGGCCTGCGGCATCGGCGGCGGCGCCATCGGCTTCAACAACGCGAGCGCGCGCGTCGGCAACCTGGTCGCAAAGTTTCGCTGCCTAGGCGGCATCGATGTCGACCCGGCCGCATGCCGGGACTTCACGCGGCTGGTCGGCGTGCCGGCGTCCTGCATCGATCTTTTCAGCCGCGAACAGTACGCGGCCTTCCATGGCCGCGAACCGCCTGAAGGCTGGCGCGAGGCGACGCCGGCTGACATTCACCGCGCATGCGGCGGCGAGCGCCCGCACATCGTCTTCGCGTCCTATCCGTGCAAGGGCTTCAGCGGCCTCCTGTCGGAGAAGACGTCCGGCACGGCCAAATACCAGGCGCTCAACGGGCTTCTGCTGCGCGGGATGATGCTCGTCCTGGAGGCGTTCAAGGACGATCCGGTTGAGCTGATCATCTTCGAGAACGTGCCGCGGATCGCGACGCGGGGCCGTTGGCTGCTCGACCAGTACAGCGCGCTTCTGCGCGCGCACTGCTACGCGATCGCCGAGACGACGCACGACTGCGGCGAGCTCGGCAATCTTGCGCAGAGCCGCAAACGGTTCCTCATGGTGGCCCGCCATACCGCGAAGGTGCCGAACTTTCTCTATGAGCCGGTCAAGCGTCGTCTGCGCGGCGTCGGCGAGGTGCTCGACAAGCTGCCGCTCCCGCTGTCGGGCATCGGCGGCCCGATGCACCGCATGCCGGCGCTGCAATGGAAGACGTGGGTGCGCCTCGCCTTCGTCAAGGCGGGCTCCGATTGGCGCTCGCTCAATGACCTCTCGGTCGAGAACGGCGTGCTCAAGGACTTCGGCATCGCGCCCGACCACTATCTCAATCACGGCGTCCTGGGCGTGCGCCGCTGGGATCAGCCGGCGCCGACGGTGACCGGCCGCAGTGCTCCCCTCACCGGCGCGCACGCGGTCGCCGATCCGCGCATCGACAATCAGCCGCACGCCGGATCCTTGGGCGTGCGCCAATGGCACGAGCCGTCCTGTACGGTTGCGGGCCGCTCCTGGCCGCACAACAACGCCTTCGCGGTGTCCGACCCGCGCATCGAGGGTCATCCGAAATCGGTGCAGCTCGGCGTGCGGCCCTGGGCCGAGCCCGCCGGCGTCGTGACCGGCAAGATGTACGTCGGCGGGGGACCGCACTCGGTTGCCGATCCGCGCATCGAAGGCAAGCCACGCTTCAACAACGTGTTCCGGATCGTCCCGTGGGACGCAGCCTCGCCGGCGGTGGCGGGGCCGGGTGGCCCGGCCGGAGGCCTTGCGGTCGCCGACCCGCGCGCTGGCGAGGGTCGGCACGTCAACGGGAAGTACCGCGTCACGGCCTTCGATGAGCCGGCCGGCGCCGTGATCGCGGCGAGCACCACCGGTAATGGCGCATTCGTGGTCGCCGATCCGCGCGTCGACGGCCGCGCGCGCTCGACGCAGCTCGGCGTGCACGAATGGACCGAGGCGACCGGCGTGGTCGCCGGCGAGAGCTATCCGACCAACGGTGCATTCGCCGTGGCGGACCCGCGCACCGACAACGAGTTCGGCGGCATGCGCATCGTGCCGTGGGAGAAGCACGCCGGCGCGGTTACCGGCCAACGGAGCCCCGGCTCGAGCGCGATGTCGGTCGCAGATCCGCGCACGGGCTACGGGCCCAACTCCCACCGCAACAAGCTGGTGGTGGTCGATTGGGACGAGCACGCCCGCACGGTCACCGGCGCCAACCAGGTCCAGGGTGGCGCGCTCTCCGTCGCTGATCCCAGGCCTGACTTCGCCCGTGACGGCCGCGACAAGTACCTCACCGCCGGCCACTACGGCGTGGTGCCCTATGATGCCGCGATGCGCGCGGTGACCGCCGCGGGACAGCACGACAACGGCTTCAATTCGGTCGCCGATCCGAGAATGCCGCTCACGAATTTGAACGGAGAAAGTGACGTCGCGCTGCCCGGGCCGAACGATCGCCTCGTGTGCCTGATCCTCGCGCTCGATGGCACATGGCACCGGCCCTTCACCACGCTCGAGCTCGCCGCCATCCAGAGCCTGATCGATCCGGAAGAATTCCTGATCCTTGACGGCCTGTCGGATTCCGCGTGGCGCGAGCGCATCGGAAACATGGTCCCGCCCGAGGCCTCCAAGGCGATGGGCGGCGTGCTCGGGCGCTGCCTGCTCGGCGCCTGGAGCGGGCAGACCTTCATGCTGTCGAGCGAGCCGATCTGGGTGCAGCCGGTCGCGATCGCGCTGATGGCGGCGCAGTGAGACGGTCATGACCGAGCCCGACAAGATCACCGCGCCGTTCACCCACGCCCAGGTGGACGCGCTCAACCACTGGCAACGGCGCGGCTTCGTGCACCCGTTCACCTGCGCGAATGATCACGGTCAATTCTCGCGCGACCTGGTCGCGACGGTCGACGGCTGGATTTGCCCTCATTGCGACTATCGGCAGAAGTGGGCTTTTGCCGCGATGCTGCATGCGCCGCACGATCCAAGCATTGAGTTGCGGCGCGATGCCGTCAACGCGCGGATCGCGCACATCCTTGGTCCCGCGATCGACGTGCGGGCACCGTATGCGAGGCAAATGATCGGCGCGCTCGTCGCCGTGGCGATGGGAGAGGACGGCGCGCCATGAGAATGCGCTTCCATCTCCCGCCCGGAGGCGACGTCCCGCCATTGGTCGCCGCGCGACGTCTCGGGCTCGAGCTGGACGCTTTCCAGAAGGCCCTTCCGTTGCTGATCGGCCGCGGCTTCCCCAAGCCCGATGAAACGACGGGTAATTTCGATATCGACGCCATCGACGCCTGGCGCAAGCGGCGTCATCCACAGTTGTTCGGCCAACCCTCGTTGACAGCCGCACTCGACGCCCGAAGCGTCGTCGCGGACCGAGTCGCGAGGATGAAACGTGGGCAAGGTTAAGGTGCGCTACTACGTCACCCGCAAAGGCGGCAGGCTGGGATATTGGAGCCCGTGTCTCGCGCGCCCGAACCCGAAGACCGGAAAGTTCGAGCCGACGCTGATGGCGAAGCTCGGCTTCAAGGAGATCGCCTGCGGGGCGGACGGTCCGGCGGCATGGGCGATCGCCGAGAGCTGGAACGCCAAATGGGATGCTGCACGCGCCCAGTTTAAGGCCGGCACCTCGGTCGAGAACATCGACACCCGCGAGCGGGTGTTTCCGCCCAACAGCGTCGGCGAGGCCTTCGGCCGCTATCGCGCGACCTATCCCTGGCGCGCGAAGAAGCCGCGCACCCAGGAGGATTGGTGGCGGGCATGGGAGTACATCGAGCCGGTGTTCGGCGACACCGATCCTCGCTCCGTCGATCTCGCCGCCATCGGCGTTTGGTACGGCGGCGACCCCAAGCGCGAGGATGTGAAGGGCATGCTGATCGAGCTGGGCGTGCGCGAAGCGCACCGCGCGGTGAAGATCTGGCGCGCGCTCTGGGTCGCCATGGGCGCGATCAAGCGCGACGACGGCGAGTATTACGTCACCGGGAAAGACCCCTCCCTGGGAATGACGGTCATCAACCCGAAGGGCCGCACCGCCATCTGGGTCGAGGGCGAGGCCGTGCGCCTCATCAAGAACGCGATCCGGATGCGCTTCATTGGCCTTGCCGCGGCGCTCGCGGTCGCCTGGGATAGCCAGTTCTCGCCGGTCGACGTCCGCACGCTCACCAAGGCGCAGCTGCTCGGCGATGCGGAGGGGCCGTTCTTCTCCAAGGACCGGACCAAGACCGGATCGCCGGGCATCGGCACCCTCTCGAAGCGCACCCAGCGCCTCCTGGCGGCCTATATGGCCACGCTGCCGCCGAACCTGCTGCCTTCGGCCCCGATCTTCTACACGCGTGGTGGCGCGCCTGTGAGCCGCCCAGGGCGCAAGGGCGAGTGGGGCGGCAACCACGGCGGCGGCCGGCCGCGGCCACCTGTGCCCTACACCGCGGACACGTTCGGCGACGACTTCCGCGAGGTGCGCGAGGCGACCTTCCCGGGCGACACGCGCAAGCTCATGGATTTCCGCCGCTCGGGCGCCGTCGAGGCGCTCGCCGGCGAGGTCGATCCCGGCGCGCTCGCCGGCAAGATGGCGAACACCATCGATCAGAGCCGCGAGCTCCAGCGCACGTATCTCCCGCACCAGGCGGCGGTGGTGCGCATGGCAGATGCAGCTCGTCTGAAAGGCCGCGCGCGCCTGCGCGGGGGGAACGGATCGGGCTCAAAAGCCTAGCCAAGAGTCGAAACGCAGAGTCGAAACGCGATGATCTCGGGAGAGCTAAATGCTTGAAAAGAATGGCGGGAGCGACGGGGCTCGAACCCGCGACCTTCGGCGTGACAGGCCGACGCTCTAACCAACTGAGCTACGCCCCCACGCTGGGCCGCGTGAGTACGCCCGCGCGCGGGAGATACGGGAGCCCCCCTGGCAAGTCAAGCGCACGCGCCGCGCGGGCAGATAAGCACCCGATGCGAGAGCCGTAACGAGCGCTTTGGCTCCCGCCAGAGCCGGCATTTCAGGGGAAAAATCGGCTTTCCGGCACCGCACCGCGTGAGAATCCGCGGAAAATCGCATATTTTCACACTTGTCCACGCAGAATCGCCACAAAAATCGGCCTTTTCTGCAATTGCACATGGCCAACAAGCGCAAGAATCGCTTATCTCATCGGTCATTCGCGTGTCGCCGGTTGACTCGATCAGGAGGGACCCCATGGCCGAGGCTGCTCAGCCCACCGTGCCGCTGAAGCATCTCGCCGCCGGCTTGGCCGCCGCGAGCAGGAAGGCCGCGTTCTGCACGACGCAAGAATTCATGGCATCCGTCTAA